CTTGACCTTGGCAGAGAAGAAGCCATTGAGCTCGCACGCCAGGTTGAATCTCTATTGACTGTGATTAAGTCGGGGAAGAGGCCCTTGTTTGTTTGCAGGGACTTCCTCAAAGATGAGACGAGGAAGCGCGGAAAGAGTGCCCGCCTTATAGCAGGTACTGATTTGCGCTATTATGCCTTGTGCCGCATGTACTTTGGTGCCTTTGTTGGTGCCCTAGTGCGCACACACAATGAGACCGGTGTCACACTTGGGATGAATCCTTATTCCGAGTGGGACGAGTTGAAGAGGTTTTTGCTCACAGCAGATCCGACAGGACAGAATGTCTGGGATGGTGATTTTGCTGGCTTTGATTCTTCCCAGGTTCCCGCTTTGTTGTGGGTTATCCTTGACTATATCAATTCCTGGTATGCTATGGGCGGTGCTAGTGATGAGGACAATGAGATTAGGAGAATCCTTTTCATGGACCTTGTCAGCAGCCGCCACTTGACCAGTTATAGGGCACAAGCAGACACCATCGTGCAGTGGAATAAGTCTCTTCCTTCAGGGCACTTCTTGACTTCAACAGTCAATTCCATGCTTTCCATGGGCCTGATCGCTAGTGGTTTTATAGCCACGACCGGTCAAGTCGACTTCTGGAGTTTTTGCTCCGCAGCTGTTCATGGCGATGACAATTTGGTTGCTACGTGTGACCAGTTTTTGCCACACTTTAACCAGAAGACATTGTCTAAATTTCTTAAGGAGCATTATGACATGACTTACACAGCTGGCCGCAAAGGTGAGGAGCTGACAGAAGCCGTGGGTATCGACCGCGTTATCTTTCTGCAGAGGATTTTCTCTCAGAAGGATGGCGCCACTGTGTGCCCCATTAGGCCCGAGTCCTTCCTCCACTCCTTGTACTATACCAAAACAAAAGACCCACTTGCACAGCGCAAGACTATTCTGGATAATATTGAAAATGCTCTTGAAGAACTATCAATGCACCCTGAAGAACATTGGGATCTTGTCGCACCCATGTTGGTAGCGGCAAAGAGG